ATTGTTCCGGCGACTTGCCGGCGGATATGCGTGAGGGTTTTGAGCTGCGCCGCTATTCGGTCTGCTCAGGCCACTTCTGATTCATGGCCCTGTCGAAAATGTCCGCATCAATGATGTAGTCAGGTACTTCAACCACCAGCTCCTTATCAACGAGCGGCCGCTTGAGGAGCCGGAGCTGCGCGGAAAACCGCCAGTCATCCACGCCAACTAGAACCGGCCCATCGTAGATATCGACGAACTCAGCCTTGTAGCTATCAAAGCCAAGTGGAGTTTTTAGCGGGCAATTGAATGGCAGCGAACCAGAGAGCAACACGTACTCAAACCACCCCTCGAACAGCCGGGCTTCAACCTCAGTGAACAACCAGGTGACTGTCGCCACGGTCGGAACCGAGGTGAACCGTCTACGTTGCCGGGTTCGCCCGCTCTGAAATTCGGAGCGGGCCAGCGGGCTTACTGCCTGAAAGCCATAACCGTCACGCTGCGGCTCGGGCAGATCTTCGGGATATGCAATCATTTACTGCCTCTTTGTGTCGCTGGTTGGTTCATGTCGGTGCGCTGTTGTCGTATTGATAGACTCGGGCGTCGTAGGGCATGCCTTCCACTGTTACGTTTCCGCTGCTTGACGGGTTCACAACAGTGACCAGAGTGGGATAGCTCCAGCGATTTAGTGGACCAAACAGCAAGTGTGGCGGCTCGATACCCCAAATGATCTCCGGATCGAAGTCCAGGCTTTGCACGCTGACGTGGTACTCATCAACGAAAGTCGCGGGCCATGGCCCAGACAGCGACCCGTCCAACCTGCGCAGCGCGATCACATGTGCTCCGCCGGCAGACCAATCAAAGGGTTCAGAGCTCTCCAGGACAATCCCTCCGGGGTTGCCGGTGGCGCTCTCAAGTAATGAACTCTGTCCGTACCCCGGCACATCGTCGGCAACCGCCGCATAGCTCAGGTAGCTGGAGTTGAGCGCGTCATACTCAGTTTCCCAGCGGTAAGTGTCATTGCGGTACTTCTGGTGGCCACGGCGGCGCATGCCGATGCGCCAGGCGCGTGTGCGATCGGCGATGCCCGGCACCTTGACCTTCTCGACCTTGTTGCCAAGGTCACCCGGCCAGCGGCATTCGACGGTTTCCCACGCCCAGGTGATCGAGCTGAAGTACTCGACATCAACACCGTCAAAGTCGTCGCTCGATGGAAACACCAGTTGGCGCTTTAGGCCCTTAGTCATGTTCTGCGGCGTGTACATGTGCTCGAACTGCGTACGCGGTTCGTCGCGCACCGGCAGCAGCAGCCCGCGGTTGATGGTCAGTTCGGAGAACCCGGCAGCCAGCGCGTCGTTCATTGCGTCCTTGACCGTGCTGGCATCGTCAATCGTCATGTCGAAGGTGTCGCCGCGTGCGCGGTAAACCTCGTGCAGTCGGTCCAGTTCGGGCAAATCCAGATCCGCATCGGTGTAGCCGGCCGACTTGGCGATGTACAGGAACCACGGCACGATATCCCGCGTCGGTGTTTCCACGGTCCAGGCACCGCCCGAGCGCACCGGCAGCACCCGGGTGGCCTCTACACTGACCAGGCTTTCAGATTGCGCCGAGAGCCGGTCACCGTTCCGCACGCGCACGGCAATCACGGTCATGTCGTTGTAGCGCGTCGGCGCGCCCATCATCTTGCCGCGCAGGCCGTACCACATGACGTCATCCATCACTTCGCCCGAGTTGACCCCGCCCACCTTGGGCATGCGCTTGATGCGGCACTCAGGTCGCATGGCATAGGGCAAGGTCTGGCGATAGGTGAAGCCTTGGGCATCCAATGAGTTGCCCGTGACGGACTTAGGCAGCACCGTCCAAGCGCCTGATGTGGCCATGTCCCGGTACTCAAACTGATGACCTGACGAAACGGCGTACTGGTCGCCCTTTTTGCCATTGCCGATCAGGCCGCCGGTGAAGAACACGTCCCACTCGATCTCGGTAACGAGCTCGCCCTCCGGACACGCAGCAAATGAGCCCCGGTATCCTCCCTCAAGGTTTGATGAATCCAGCTCAATGCGGCCACTGATCGTTTCCTGCAGGCTGAACCCGGGCCACTCCTCGTCGATATCGCCACTGGCGGTCAGTCGCTCAACCGTGACAGTGCCCACACCCGTGGTAATGATTCGATAGCGCAGTCCACGCGGGCCGATGGTGGCTAAGCCCTCCCCGATTGCCAGGCCGTTGACCGGCTGGCCGCTGTCGTAATTCAGAGTCATTTCAGCGCGGCGCTCTGGGGTGCCGCTGCTTGTCGCGGAGCCATTCACGCTGACCGGGTTTGAGCCCAGAACGCTTGAGCCGCCTGACGCAGCTAGGGCCAGCCCGGTGAATGGCGAAAGTTCTGTTATCCGCAGGCGTCCGGAGGAAGCGGTGGCAATGAATGGCGCTGATCCTTTTGCCGCATTGAAGGCCGCGACCAGACCCGCCAAGTCCGTCACATCAGTGTAAAGCTCGACCGAATACGGGGTGGTGCCAAGACGCACGGTGAATGTCAGCGGCGTGACGTCGAAGTCATAACGAGATGGCGCGGCGCTGCCGGTGAGGGTTGAGGCTGTGCCCGCACCTGGTGGAATGGCAGGAGAATACGGGGTGTATGAATGCACCACATAGTTGCCCGCGTTTTCCCCGTTGACCTCGATCAGCATGCCCGGGTACGGCGCGAGCATGGCCAAGTCGCCGGTGATGATGTCCCGGCCTGCACCACCATCAATCACTGTGTAGGGATAAGGCGACAGCACGTTGATCAGCAGGCTGCTGGTCCAGTCGGCGGGAAATGAGCCAGCGCCGGTAGGGATCGAGATGTTGTAGCCGTTGAATTGCAGCACGGACGCAGTGACAAAGCGGGTCAGTCTCGTGGAGACGGTCAGCTGCAAACCGGCAGAGCCGTTGGCACTTGCGCCCACTTCCGGCGCACTGTGCCACCACTGGGCAGCCGTCTCGCCGGACAGGTCATCGCCCGGGTTGTACAGGGTGAATTGCGCGTCGGCGCCCAAGCTGATCAGTGGGGTTTCGCCCACCTTCACCTTGTTGAGTGGGATCTGGTACTTGCCCTTGCCGACATACAGCAGCATTTCCACCCACTGCGCCCGGCGGTCAACAAAGCGGCGCACGGACGGGGTCAGGTAGCTGGGGTAAACCCGCTGATGGCCCGCAATCTCGCGGATCAGGTCGCCCAGCTTGACCTTGTTGCCCTTGGCCGAGACTTCATCAAGCCCCCTGCCTTGCCCCATGGTCGCGGTACCGGGGATAGTCGCCATGTTGCGCGACATGACCACGGCTACCAGAATCGCCGCGATCACCGCCGCGACAGCGGCCACCACACCTTTTGGCTCAACGCGCACTTCTACGTCATCGGCAGGCGCAAACTCGACCCAGCGGTGCGCCTCGATGAGCTCGCCATTGACGGTGATGCTCACCGGCGGCGCCTCACGGGGTTCGTAGCTGGGTGCGATGGTCTTCAGCCAGGCAGCCAGGGTCATGCGCCGGTTGGTTTTGTGCACCTCAAGGGCCGCGCCGTTGAGCTTATTGGGGAATACGCTGATCACGGTAATAAATGACCTTCAGGTAAGTGGCTTCAAACTGCCGCAGGTACAACCAGCGCGGGCCGGAGTTGGGGTTGGTTTCCAGCACCGCCAGGCGGCCGTCGATATCGATCACCACACCCACATGGATGCAGAGGCCACCGCGCAGCACCGCCGCGATCGCGCCGGGCTCAGGTTCGCAAACCTCCATCACACCCGAGAGCATGCGGAAGGCTTTTGTGCAGGCCTTTGGGTTGAGGCGTCCTACGCCGCCCAGACTGGGCAGCAGCGGCAAACCGAACAGTTCGTGACGCACAGCAATGCAGAGCCCCCAGCAATCGAACGCAGCCGGGCCCCGCCCGCCGTCCACATAGGGCGCGAGTAAGTATTGGGTGAGCATGGGATTGATCCGTTACAGGTACTTCATGCAGGGCGCATTCAGCGTGGTCAGCTTGTCGCGGGGGAATGCCCGGTTGATCAGGTCACCGTAACCCGCCGTGATTTGCACAGTGGTGCCCTCGATGCCAGCGCCGAAGGCTTTCATGCGGATCGGCGGCTCTGCCGGTGCCGACAGGTCGCTGGCCAGGTAACGGCGATAGGTTTGCGTGATTGGTGCACCGGCCGCCTTGGCCTGATCCATCTTCTGCTGCGCCTCACCCAGTACGTTGTCGATGGCGAAGTTGAGCGTCTGGCTTGCGCTGTTGCTCTTCTTCGGTAACGACACGTCGATGCCAGCGGCAATGAGGGGCAGGCTGCGGCCATCCTCGGCGGTGCAAACCACATCTTCAAAGCCGCCACAGATCAACACCGGCTCCGTCCAGGCCGGACACGTCAGCTCCAAGGTGTCGATAAGCACGTCACCGCCCGAGGCATACACGCGCTCGATCAGACTCATGCGCCCCTCCTCATACCGTGGTAAGTGCCTTCGATTGCCCGGGAATACGACGAGTCGCCCGAGGAAACACCGCTCAGAAAGTCCTCGCGGACAGCGTCGATGATCACCTGCAACTGGCCTTTTTCGTCCTGCTTGGTGCGTACCTGACTGTTGCTGTTGTTGAAGATCTGGACGTTCATGTCGGGAGCATCAGCGCTTGGAGCCTGAACAGCCGGAGCACTTCCACCTCCAGAACCGATGATCGCTGGTCTGCCATTGCTCAACGCCTCCAGAGTGCCCACGCCAATCCGCGCAGTTGCCTGAGCATCGAACACGTATTCACCGCGGTGAACCGGCCCGGCAATTTCATCTTTTGGTCCAAACCCGGTAAAGCCGCCTTCCATAAAGCCCACGCCTGACATGGCGGTCATGCCGACTGCCGCAGCCAAGGGGGCGGTAACTGCCAGCGCGGCAGCCATTGCACCAGGTGCGGCAAAGGGACCAACGATCGGAATTGCAGCGGTTGAAGCGAATGCAGCCAAACCAGCCTGAAGCGACATTGCAGAAGCGTTGGCTGCCAACGTCCCGGCGGCACTAGCTTGGGTGGTCTTACCCACAAACATCTGCACACCTTGGTAAACCAGCCACTGAGCCCCCATGTCTGCTAACGCCTTGAGCATCGACTGGGCGAAGTTGCCAATCATCTGCTTCAGGGCATCGCCAGCGGTTTCAGCGCCGGTAGCCACGTCATAGAAAAACGTACCCAGGTTACTGGAAGCAGTACCTAAAGCGTTTGAAGTGAGGTCTGCAGCCTGTTGCGAGTAGTTGCTTGCTGCCGCTGCGTAGTTGGCCCATGCCTCATTGACGCCATTCATCCAGTTGGTTTGCTGCTCGTCGGTGGCGGTGTAGAAGTCCTGCTGTGCCTGAAGCCGCTTGGCCAACTCTTCTTGCAGTACCGCCGTTTCGCTCCGGTACAGCTCGGGCGTGATTTGGCCAGTGTTGCGCTGCTCGTTAAGACTGGCAATATCAGCCGCATACTTTTGCCGAAGAGCCAGATCCGCCTTCATTCGATCCCGGGCCTTGTCGCCCATGCCCACACCAGCCAACTCCTGATCGAAGCCGTCCTTCATGGTTTGGGTACCAACACCCTGGGCATTTTTGAAGGCGTCCAATTTCAAGGCATCTTCGTTGGCTTTCTTGATCTTGTTCAGTGCATCCAGCTCAGCAGCCATTCCCAACAAGTGCTTGTTTTGGGCCTCGCTCAGCTTGCCAAGTTTGCCCTCCTGCAGCTCAAACGAGAGTTTCATCACCTCGGTGGCGTCTTGTGTTTTGTCGCCGGTGGTGTTGATCAGCTCAATCTGACGCTTGTAGCCTTCCTCGGCCGTCTCGAAGGCCTTGAGTTGTTGCTTGGCAGCAGTGTCGGTGGTGCTCGAGTTCTTTTGCTTAGCCTTGGTGGCTGCCTCGTCGGCTGCTTTCTGCGCGTCCTTGGCGGCAGCGGCAGATCGGATCGCAACGACCATGTCATCTGTGAGCAACGTATTCTCACGGATGAACCTGTTGGCAGCGTCAACGCTGGTTTTGTCTTGAGCGGTCGCCAACTGCTTTAGCAACTGGTCCAGGTACTTCTGCCCAGCCTGAGCGGCGCCCGCCTTTGCTGCTGCGTTTTCACGCACCGCGCGTGAGTTTTCGTCAGTCTCGCCAGTGAGCGCTGCCAGCACATCTTTCTGTTTGTTCAGCTCAATGGACAGCTCTGACACAGGTATCTGGCTGTTCTCCATAGCTTGCGCCATGGCCTCTGTTACGCCTGGAACGGTTCGCAGCTGGTCGGCCACTGCCTTCCAGTCAACAGTAACGCCTGCCGCCTGATCCTTTGACGTTTTGCGCACCAGATCAAGCGCGGCTTGCACTGAATCCGGAAGAGGTGCCAAGCCAGCCATAAGGCCCTCAGCACCACCAGCACCCATATTGCGGAAATCGCGCTCAAACTTATCCGCGATAGAGCCGGACATTTGCCCAAGCTTGGACTGCATGCCCTCGATCGTTGACTCAAGATCACGCAGGGTGACTGACTGGGTTGCCCGATTGAGCTTTGCGAACCGTTCGGCAATTTTGTCGATCGGGTCTGCGAGATCACCTAGCTTCTTCTCAAGCAGGCCAGTGTTGTCGCGCAGAAGCAGGAATGCCGTGGCGGCGCCAATTGCCAGAGCGGCAACACCGAGAGGCCCACCGAGGATACCGAGCAGGCCAGCCGATGCGCTGGTTAACCCGGCCTGAGCCGCAGTAACCGCAGCCGTGGCCCGGGCTTCAACCATTCGTGCCGTGGCAAGCTGCAGTGACATTTCTGTCTGAACAGCCGTGCCTCTTGCCGCAATGGCTTCTCTCTGGGCAAGAACCACAGAGGTCTGGGCTTTTTGCAGCTCGGCCTGCGATGCGAGCAAAACCGCCGTCGCCTGAGCCTTGCGAGCGGCCACATCCTTGTAAGCAGAATATGTTGCTGTTGCCGCCGCGCTTGCAGCGGTTGCCGCATATCGGGTGAGCGCCGCTATCGCCGTTACAACAGCAATATCAGCAAGGGTTTCGAAGTTGTCACCGAGCGCCGCGATGCCTTTGCCCAGCACCCCGGTAAAGTCCGATGTCTCATTGAGGCGACCCACGTAGACAGTGAACGAGTTGGAGAGGTTCTGAATGGCGTCACGAACCGCCACCCCCATGCCATCGGCCAGCTCGCCGTTGGCCGTGGCGGACTGCTGCAGACCTTCAGTCAGCAGGTCCAAGCTAAGTTTTCCCTGCGCGCCCAAGCTACGAATTTCTTCTGAGGTCTTGCCGGTGGACTCACCGATTGTGTCAACAACTGTTGGCATCGCCGCAAGAATCGCTTGCCAACCATCAGCCTCAACCTTGCCGGTTTGCAGCGCTTTTGAGTAAGCGTCAATGGCAGAGCTGGCTTTATCCGCTGACGAGGAGTTGGTCACCAGCAGGAAGCTGAAGCTGTCCATCACATCCAGCGCCTGGCTGGTGTTGTAGCCCATGGATTTCAAGCTGCCAGAGGTGCGGATGTAAAGCTCTTGGGCCTCGGCCAGGGGCCGGTAGGTTCGCTTGGCTGTTTCCAGCAAGCGATCCTGCACCTCGTTGTACTCACCCACACTGCCGGTGGCCATGCCGATGCGATCGGACATCTGGCCATAGGCGTCAGCGGTCTCGATGATCTTACCGATTGAGGCTGCGCCGACTGCTGCTGCCAGAGCACTCTTGATCAGGCCCGAGGCATGTTGGGCGCGGTCACCGGCGCGGTCGAAAGCGTTGTCTACTCGACTCAGGCTCCTGTCGATCCGGTCTGACGCCTGCCCAACACTGGAATCCGCCCGCGCCAGTTCCTGACGCAGTTGGGCTGTGGTCGCCTCGATGCGGATCCCCTGAACGTCAGTGCCTGCCATTGCTTTTCTCCGGACATAAAAAAACCCAGCACTGGGCTGGGCTCTAGAAATTACTGCTGCGTGTACTAATTGGGCGTTGAGGTGTCGCTGCTGGTGAAGCTGGCCACCTTCCCGGAGGAATCAAGCACCACGCTCAGAGCCTGGTTCGAATAACTTGAGCCGGCGAAACCTACCTTGGCATAACCCCAGGACATGATTTGAGTCCCATCCGAGTTCTTCGTCACGGTTAACGGCTTGCCAAAACTGCTCAGCAAGTCGTCCTTTGTGGTGACGCCCTGTTGAATCTGGTCAAGCTGAGCCTGTGTGACGGGCTTTCCAAAAGTGGAGCAAGCAGCCAGCAGGCAGACCGCGACCAGAGTAAAAACCTTTTTCATGATATTGCCACCTCTCCTTTTAAGAGGGTGAATGTACCAGAAATCAAATCTTGGTCACGCCGCCTGCCGCCCCGTAAGTACCTGCCGTAGCTTAGCCGCAACGGTTGATGGCGCGGGCTTGCCCTTCTTGGGCCCGGGCTTGCCACTGCCAAACGGGTTGGTCATCTGCGCCCACTCGATCCGGGCGTCCATTGCCAGGAACAACTCAGGGAGCGGAGTACTCCAGGCCAATTCGGGCGACCATCCAAGCCAGCCCGTAGCCACCGCGTAAAGCCGGTCAACGTAACTGCCATCCTCGACAGCGTTTACGCCTTCGCCGGCTGATCCTTTCCCGCGCTCTCCCCCTTTGGATTGTAAAGCGCGAGTACGTAAGCGTTGAGTTGCGTGGCCACCTCAATCACACCGGCATGCCACACCTGATCAGCTACAGCGTCAGCGTCCTTGCCCGTTAAACCTGCACCGCCAGCGATGATTACCGAGCAGCCAACAATACTCAGCGCACTCAACGCCTGTGATGCACCGCGCAAGCCACCGAAGTAAGCCTCAATTGCGCGCACGGCGCCGAGCGTTGGCTTCAGGATATAGGTCTCGTCACCCAGGAGGATTTCGACCGTGCCGAAAAGGGTCTTGCTCATGATTCAGGATCCTTGTGGATCGGGGCCGAAGCCCCTCAAGTTAAGCCGCCGCAGGGGCTGGGAGGATTTCAAGGATTTCGGAGTTGATGCCGATGGTCACGTTACGGCGGACCACGTTATCGGCGGCACCAGGGGCGACGGTGTTGTTCATCACCTTGCCGCGCATGTAGAACGTAGTCGGCAAAACGGCCGGTACCGCATCAGGATCGCCGTCATTCAGAGTGACCTTGATGTTGTAGTCGCCCCGGGAGCGATCCTTATGCGCAGTTTTCAGAGCAGCTTGGCCGAGGTCGCCGTTGTCGAGGCCGACCGTCAGGGTCAGGTCGCCCGCATCGGCGGTGCCCTTGTACTTGCGAACGCGGCCATCACGCAGCGAGGTGAAAGTTACCGAGCTGAACGTGTCGCCAAACTCGCCAAGGTCTTCGATCTCGCCCACATCGACGTAAGTGTCAGCCTTGTAAAGCACTTCGGTGTCGGCGCCGTTCTTGGTACCGAGCGCGAATCGGCAGCCAGCGGCTGTATTGAGGTTGTCTTCGGCCATGGGGGTTCCTCCAAAGGCGCATTGGATAAAGCCGCAGGGCGGCAGGGTGGTGGGTTAGTGAGTGGTGATAACGCGGACCGTGATCGATCCCTGATACGTGACACCGTCAGCGTCACGCTGGGCATCGGCTTGTTCGACCCGAACTGAGACAGCGCGGCCAACTTCCAATGGCAATGGTCGCTCATTGAGAGCCGCGATAATCTCGCCATTGATGCGCTTCACTTCGGCCTGACCGTGGGCATCAGACCAAACAGACAGGTAGATCAGGCGCCGTTCACGCTTGCGGCCTGCAATGGGCGAAGTGTTGGTGGAAATCTCTCGGTCAAACGAGATGTACGGCATGGGTGAATCCATTGGGGCCCCGTCGTGGACCGGGCACGAAACCTCAGCCTCCAGCCGGGCAAACAAGGCTTCCTGTAGCGCAACGGATGGATCAGCCATCGGAAGCCCCTCTGCTTGCCTTGTTCAACGAACACGCCACCGCAGCCCGGACGCTTTCAAGAACAAACTCCCGATTGACGTCCATTGCAGGGCGCAGCCACGGATGTGCAGGCCGAGCTGGGATATCAGGGTATTTTCCGTAAAAGTTGGTGCCGTCGCTTTTGTTTCTGTTCTGTCGGTTGCGGCCACCCGCCCGCTTTTTGCCGGTGTAGCCTTTGGTCCCGTATTCCAAGAACTTCAAGTAGTAAAACCGGCGCATGTCCTTTTTGCCCCTGATGCCTATCTCAGCGTCCAGGCCGCTCTTAGAAACGAACACCTTGAGCGCGGCAGCGGAAGCGCCGGTGTCCCTTGGCACCAACTCCTTCATAGTCGCCAGCACCTTGTCGGCGGCTTCCTGCATTGCCGGTACCAACTCGTTATCCATCGTGGCGTGAATGTTGCGAAGGATCCGGCGCAACTTGAAGTCGCCGGACATACGCGAGCGACGAGCAACCATGATTTACTCCTTGGGCTTGGTAGCCTTCTCCAGCGGTGGCGCAGTTGCGGCGACCTCTTCCACCAGGCCACGAGCCACCAGAGCGGCACCTGCCTTGGCATCCACAACAAATTCTTCGCCTTTCTCACGGTCGCCAATGGCACCGGAAAGACTGCCCAGGGCAATGACTTTCATGATCCACCTCTACGGGTTGGGAACGTTTGAACACAGAAGCCGCAGCATCGACAAATCGTTGTCGGGCAGTGCAGCCTCAATCAAGTAAGTGACGCCCTTCTCCACAAGCCGGCAACCGGCCTTCAAGTCAGAGCGTGGACGGACGCGAATCTCAGCGGTGATGATCGCCTTGATTTGCTCGGCAACCGGAGCAAGACGCCCGGAAGGTATGGTGATTTCTGCCCAGACATTTCCGGCATTCTCCCAAGTAGGATCGAAGCCACCGGATTTGTTCTTGGTCAGGACAGGCTTGAACAACGCGCAGCGGTGACGCATGGGACCGGCTCTCATCAGAATCGCTTCCTGTACCAAAGGAGTCGGTCTACAGCCAACGGCACGGCTGAAGAGATCGTGCCGACGACCACTGCCTCGCGGTTTGCGTACCAGTGACCGACGAGCAGCAACACAGCCTGCTCGACGTCCGGAGTGAAGCCCATTTGCTCTGGGCCAGTTGGCACGATATCTACCAACTCACGATCGCAGTGCATGGCGACATGGGCCTTGGCGGCTTCGAAGTAGCCGGCTACCAGCGAGTCTTCCTCGTCACCGTCAAGCTTGAGGTGCAACTTCACACGGGCCAGGTCGATCATTTACTTGGTCTCGGTGGGCTTGGCGGCTTTGTTGCTGCCCGGCTTGGCTTGCTCGGCCAGGCCCTTGCCAATGAGGGCATGCGCCAACTCATCGTCGATATCCAGAACGGTACCCGCCAGCACGCGACCATTTTCGATCTTGAGCTTTTCAGGATCACCCTCGAAGCCCCACAGCACTTTGATTTGCATCTTGTTCACCTGGTAATGGTTGGGGCTCGAAAGCCCCGGGATCCGGATGTGGATTAAGCCGCGAAATTGAAACGACCTTTGACGAAGGCGTGCTTCTTGCGCACCGCCAGGCCCAGGCGCTCTTCCACCAGGATGGCGCGCTGGTTCTTGATGAAGTCGTCGTTGATCATGCCGACCTTGATGGTGAAGCCCATGCGGTCATAGATACGCGCACCCTGCTGGAATGAGCCGGTGAGGAATTCGCCGCCAGTGGTGGAGCCGTCGCCTTCATCCATGCTGTCGGAGGCAACAATTGGACGACCCCACAGCACTGGGGTGACCAGGCCTTGCAGGTTAGCGAACAGGTAACGGTTCTCGCCGTCCTTCTGCAGCTCGATGTTCATCCAATCCAGGTCGGACATCACCACGGCATCGGCGGCCAGCTTGGACTGCTTGCGCGCCTGGTAGATCGCACGGCGCACGGTATCGATTGCGGTGTCGGTTGCCTTGCTCAAGTCCGGATCAAACACAGTGGCCTGGGTCATGATGCCGTTGAGGTTGTTGCCGGTTCCGTCGCCTTTCAGCAACTGCCCTTCGCGCTTCAACTCCAGGTCGTAGCGCAGCAGCTCCTGGATATAGCTGTAGAGCTGTGGCACATCGTCGAGCGCTTCGTCAGTTACCGGCATCCAGACCGCGATCTTTTTGACGATGTCCGTGACCTGCTCAAACGTCACATTGCTGGTCGGCTTGGCCGCGCCTTCGGCAACCATCCCGGCACCGAGGGTGTGCAGCAGCTCCTTGAAGTAGGTGAAGGACTGGCCCGTGACCGGGGTGGTCGGGATCAGGTCGCGGATCAGCAGGTTCTGTCGCGGCGCACCCTGGATAACCGGGTCGAACTGCGGCGCTACCAGGCCCGAGCTCGTGACCTTGGTTTCGGCCATGCTGGCCATGTCAGACTTGCTGACTTCGATTTCGGCACAGTTCTGGCTCTTCTGGCTCAGGGCCTGGTACTTGTCGTTACCTTTGACGAAGTCGATGAAGCTTTTCTTTTCCGGGTTTTGGTTGCGCAGCTTGACGCCCTTCTCTTCAAGCTTTTGCACCTGTTCAATGACACGCTCGATCTCACCCTTTTGGGTTTCGATCTGAGCCTTCATTGCACCAGTCACGGTGTTGCCCTTCTGCAGCTCGTCGGCAACAGCGTCGTACTTAAGCTGCAGGCCGTTGAAGCCTTCTTTCAGCTTGGCTTCAAGAGAGTCTTTTACTTCTTTAACTGGATCGGTCATGGCGACACCTTAAAAATTTGGTCAATGGTGAGTGAGAGTTTTTTCAGCTCTTCCACGGTCGCCGTGGCCTCAGTGTCACCGTCGCGGTGCACTGCGGAGTAGCCGAGCGAGGCGACGGCTGCCGCCTCCTTTTGGGAGAGGCCCATGCGGTCACGCAGTGCCCTCTCAAAAATCCTGATGTCCGATTTCACATCGGTAACTTGCGCTTCAGGGTTCATGCCGAAAGGAACAAGGGAGGCTTCCCACAGTTCGGCCTGTTTGATGACACGGACATTCCGGCCTGCCCGCTCCTCGTAGGAGGCCAGCAACGTGTTGAAGCCAATCGACATACTGTCGAGCGTGCCTTCCTTCATCAGCTCGTAAGCGTCACGGGCATAGCTGACCGCCAGATTGACCCGGCCTTTGATGTAGAGCCCGTGGTCGTCTTGGGTGAATTCAGCGGAGCCGATAAGCCGCGTCAGGTCGTGAAACAGGGCGAGCTTCAAGCGCCCGGCCCGGGTGGTCTTCACCTTGGTGAACGCGCCCGGAAGAATCACGTCGTCGCCCAGGTCGATGTTGTTGAACACGGCGGCGTAGCCTTCGAAGTTTCCGGCTTCATCGACGGCCTTAACTTCAAAGGGAACTTCAATCTTGCTGAGCATTGGTCTGCATCTCCCACCGGGTAACCCGGTCGTATTCGTCGCCAGCCAGTGGAGGAAGGTTTTCTTTGCGGCGCACTTCGTTGATGGTCATCCAGCCGGAGCCGCCTGAACCGCCGAGCGCGCCCTTGTAGTAGGTCGCCCGCCCGGCGCTGTCAGCACGAAGGATTCCCTCGACCACAAACTCCACGAACAGCTTTGTGCCGCCAAAGAGCTTGTCGTTGATTTCGTCTTCGATGGCTTTGATGTAGGGGCTCAAGCCGAAGGTGATAAAGCCGCTGGTCTGCTGCTCCAGGTTGGAGCCCATGATTGAGGTTTTACCGGCACGGTTGGCCAGGTACAAAGGCACGCCCCAGATGCCAGCTAAGGCTTCTTCCTGGAACTGCTGGGATTCAATGAACTGACTGTCCTTCTGGCTCATGCCCGCCGGCACGATCTTAGGGCCACCCTCAAGCAGGCCCATCTTGCCGATGTCCTCAACATCGCCTTCGCGGATCTTGGGGAATTTGTTCAACACCTGGTCGCGCTGCTCGCTGGTCAGGAAGTTGTCGTAGATGACATACCCGCCCGTGAAGCCACCCTTGCGCATGAAGCGCGCCGACCAGTCTTGAGCGGCCTTGGCCAACCCCATTGATTCCTTGTGGAACTCGACAGGAGACAACCCGTTGATGCCGTCAGCACTGAACAGTTTGAAGTGCAGCATGTTCTCGGGTGACACCGGGAAGCGCTTGCCCTTGAGTGTTACCCAGTAGATCAGCTCGTCGTCGAGGTCGATCTCTACCGCGTCAGCGCTGACCGGCACCAGGCCGATGAATTCGCCGTTGTCGGCGCGCTCAATCAGTGCGTAACCGTTGCCCCTCAAAGCCATGTTCACAACCGCGGCTTTGATGAAGTTGAGCATGGTCATGTACGGGTTGGGCTTGGCCAGCAGGCGCAACGCCCTGCTGCTTCCACTGACAACCACCCGGCCTGCGGGCGTGTCCTCGTAGAGCTTGAGCGGTAGACCTGAAACCGTCTCGCTCAGGATCTTGATGCATGACCAGACGATGGGAATCGCCATGGCCTTCTTGGGGGTGATGACGGCGCCGGAGCGCGTCTGACCGCCGATGTCTGTTTGAACTTCAACGTACTGCCCCGTTTTCGGGTCGTTGAAGCCAAAGAAACTCCAGCTCATTGGGTTGTACCAGCGAGACGCCATATTGAGCCTATAGAAGTCCGGAGTATCCGTTTTGGAGGTAGTCGTCGATATCGCCCTTGTTGTTTTCAGGCGCTACGCCGAGCGTTGCCCCGAAGGCCATTGCGAGCGCGACCATGCCGTCGATGCGCCCTGTGGCTTTGTCCTTGGCAAATTTGCGACCGCCTGCCGGGTCTTTCTGGCTTACAGAGTTGGCAGCACACATGGTCAGCACCGGGCTCATGCCGTGGCGTAATCGTCCGTTCAGCAACTCCGACTCCAGTGCGTCGATAGCCGGGGCCATGTCTTTGAAGCCTTGCCCGTACTCGACCAGCGGCAGGTTTACGCCCTGGGCTTCGGCGTCACGCCTGAACAGATCAATCCGGTACCGGTCGAACGCGATCGACTGAATGTCTCCGCCCAGCTCGTTCAAGATTCTGGCGATGTCCACCGCCACAAATGCGTAATCAACCGTCGCCCCCGGGGTGGTGATCAGCAGGCCTTCCCTGACCCACACGTCATAGGGCTCGCGGTCACGCTTGGCCCGATCCATCAGACCAACCTCTGGCGTCCAGAAGAACGCCCAAGCAGACCATTGCCCGTTGCGCTTGCCGATAACGACGAAAGCTGTGAGGTCAATGCGAAACGAAAGATCGAGCCCGCCGTACAGATCAAGCCCGTCTGGGCTATCCGGTTCGTCGCCGCAGGATTCCCATACCCCCTTCGAAACGAAAACGGACACCGTAGATACGCGCTGGTTGAGGCACAGGTTTCGGAACGTGTTCTCCGAGGCAGGCATGCGGTTGGCCTTTTCGGCTTGCTTCTCCAGATCAGGGAGCGAGCGGAACGTGCCGAGTGCTGGGTTTGCAGCCCGCCATGCGACAGGGTCAATCAGACTGCAATCCTTCGGTGCGCTGTAAACATGGCTGACGATGTGCGGATCTTTAGAGCGCTCGGCGTCATCCAGCCAGAGGCTGAACATGTCGCTGTCTTGTGCGGCCTGCGTACTGATCGCAATCAACAGAGGCGCGTCGTGCGCGCCCTGGGCGGTTGTGATCGCATCTACAAAGTCGCTTTGCGGGCCGCGTATCTGACCCACCTCATCGAGTATCGCGAGGATGGGCGACAGACCATGAGTCGTCTTACCCTCGGCCGCCAGTGCGCGGTACTCCACGTTTAGCGGAGTACCAATGAGTTTCTTACCGCTCGGGTTGACGTGAACCAGCGCCTGAAGATCAGGGTTTAGGTTGATCATCTTGACGGCCAGACTGAACACAATCCCGGCCTGCTCGCGGCTCATTGCGCCAGAGACGATCTGCGAGTTGAGAACTGCCTCGGGCCCAACCAGGTGAACCAGCAAGATGCCCGCGATCAAACCAGTCTTGCCGTTCTTGCGGGCAATGCTCAGGTAGGCAGTGCTGGTCCCGACAGGGTTGTCATAGATCGCGAGGATGAAGTCTTTCTGAAAGTCATCCAGCCGTAACGGCTTGCCAACGTGTTTGCCCTCGGGCACCCGGCAGTACTTTTCGATGAAGGCAATGGCGCGCTGGCCGCGAGTGCGGCGCTTGCCGGCCATCAGTGCACCGCCCTTGGGATAAGGTCGTCATCGTCTTGGCTCTCAAGCACCTTTTCGGCCTCGCGTTGCTTGGTCGCTTTCTTGCCCTGATCACGGGAATCACCCTGCGTGGCCTGGGCATGGACTTGCAGGGTCCGACTTAACGCCACAGCACGGCGACTCAGCGTCTCCAACAAGCTGTGTTTTGGGTTGATAATTTGAGTGCCGCGGTCGTTTTTCAGCACGTCGCCCTCCACATCGATCTCCTTTTGCAGGCGTTCAATGTCAGAAAGGCAGCGCGCCAAGTTACCGGCCAGTACCAAATCAGAGTCAGTCCAGCTATCACGCGTACGCGCGCGCACAATGGAATCCCAAAATGGCTTGTCGCCGGGCCGCAGGTTTACAAACTTCGGAGCCTTGATCGGTCCGACACCGGCAGCGCGCATAGCCGCAACCGCCGATGTCGCGCTATCGGAGCGGCTGCGCTTGGCTGTCATAGTCTTTCTCAATGATGCCGCAATGTGTTCTGGCGGCGTTTTCCGGGTTACGGATGCAAAAGAGAGTCGAGGGCGGTCCTGCTAGACGGGAATCACTATCATTTGGACACCCCCCACCAAAACCGATAGAAAAATACTAAAATTTACACAAATTCAATAGATTTTTACTATTTTTGAATAGATTTTTACTATTTCCGGAGGACTCAGCGGTTCCAGTGATGGTTAGGGTCAACCGGCATGCCTGAGACGTCATGCCCAGGCAGGATGCCGGTTCGCTCCTGTCGTTGCTTGGCGCTGTCGTGACAGTGCTTGCAGAGGCTCTGAAGGTTGCTGCCATCGAAGAACAGATCCTCATCGCCCTTATGCGCCTTGATGTGGTCGACAGTATCAGCAGCCTCTACCGCACCAAGGGCGCGGCACAGGCGGCATATCGGCTCTGCCTGCAACTGATGCCAGCGGAGCCGATACCATCGCTTGGTCTTATAGAGGTGATGCCAGGCGGATGTGCTGGCCATCAATCAGAACGCTTTGGCAGCTTGAAGTCCGCGAAGCGATCAGCCAGGTCGGCGATCTTCTTCACACCCAAGAAACCAATCCAGATGCCCGCCGGTGTGGCCAGTGTGGATGGCAACCCGAAGTACTCAAGCACCGCGATCAGGCTGGTGGTGAGCAGCATGCAAATGGTTGCTTCAAGCATCGCCTGACGCCGAGTACCACCACCGTAGATGATCCTCAGTGCAGCCATCACAAAGGACAACGTGGCGGCATAGATCGTTGGTGAGTGCTGACTTAGCCACGCGAGCGCGATCACCCAGGTGTCTGGCTTATCAGGCATATGAGGCATCCGATGTCCTCCCGGGCAGGGAGCAGAATTGATTCGGCCCCGACAGCACTCCCAGCTTGAGGCGATGGGCGTGGCAGGGCCGAAAACGAAAAAGCCCAGCGCGATGGCTGGGCTTTGGGAATTGGTTATGTGTTGTTGCGGGCTGTTCAGTATCACCACACGCAAGATCGACATGATGGGTTAAATAATGGCGGCTCGGCGGATCACTGTCAACAGCCAAAATAGTTAGGCAGCCTCATCCAGCAGAACGCCTTCATCCCGCAAAATCTGACCTGCATCAATCAGGGCCTCGCTGACCAACTTATCCAGCGCTGCATTGATGTTCTGCCGCCATTCGCGGCGTGTGCGCTCTGGCCGAGCATCCACATCCCAAGTGTTCATATCGTAGAAACTATCCTTGAGCACAATCATGTCGGCTGACCGCGCATCACCCTTCTTGGCACCGGCTTTGCCTGCGGCAACAGCGGCTTTTAACATTGCCGCCTTACGCCAATCCGGAGCATCTATAGGGATTTCCACCGATACAGTCCGCGCCACTGGCGGTCGGGCGCCCTTCAGCTGAGGGACAGCCCAGGCAGTGATTGCCTTGTACAGAAACAGCTTCGGCGCCGGCGTATTGACGATCGCCTGCAATGAAGCGATAGCCTGCACTTTCTTGCCCTTGTGGGTGCTGTAGTGGGCAAGCAAAGCATTCCAGTATTGAGGCTTAAGCCGGTGGTGCAGTCGAGCTGAAACCCAGCAATCTGCCTGGGCACGATCAGCCTTGCCGCCAGACCGTGCGCCGAAGAGGGTGGCCAGATCCCCACCCTCACCTTCGTCCGTCGAGTTGTACAGTCTCTGCCAGGCCTGCTTGCTGGTTGTATCGATTGCTTCTGCTGCCAAGGCCGAAACAACAGCTCCCAATACGCTTTGATAGATCATTGTTCAGCCCTCTTTGCTGGCAGCAGCGTTGGCTGCTGATTGAAATGCGCGGCGCCCACATCGACCAAGAACCTTGTCCTGGCAGATGTGAATAGCAATGCAGAATTCTTGCTGTTCCATCGGGTGCTCAATGGGCAGTGCCAGGTATTCATTCCAAGCATCCCCCAGCATCTGAGCAACCTTGGCTTCTTGATCAGTCAACTCAGCAGCTGCGGTGGCCATTTTTAAACCTCGCCCTTAACAAATTGTGGTTCTGGCTCGCAGGCCCCGCCGCTCAAGGCGTCTACGAGGTTTTGCGAATCTTCATATCTAACGCCTGTCTGCGCGTGAATTACCTTGAAGCCACGCTGATCTAACCAGTTGTGCCACTTAACCAGTGCCAAGCGCCGCTGCTCTTTGGCTTGAGTGTTGATGTAGGTGGAGGCGATCTTGCCCAGGGAGTGGTTGAGCAGCATCTCGCCGATGTGCCCGTCTACGCCGAGGTCAGTCCAGGCAGTTCGGGCCACCTTGCGCAGGTCGTGACTGGTCCAGGCACCCTGCCCTAGCCGGGTGAATACGGCGCTGGCTTGGTTGTCACTCAGCGGTTTTCCAAGCCGCGACGGGAACAGAAACGCCCCTTCGTAGCCTTGGGCAATCTGGCACTCGCGGTAACGGCGCAGCAGTGCGCACACCTGATCTGTCAGCGGCACGCGTAGTTCGGTTTTGGTCTTGGTGTGTTCGGCGGGCAAAAACCACTCACTCGGCGTGAACGTAATGTCAGCCCAGCGCGACTGGCGTGTCTCGCCGATCCGGGTGCCGTGGCACAGCATCATCAGGGCCAGCATGGCGTCACCGGGTTCGCTATCGAAACAGGCAGCCAGCGACGCCACCAGATCGGCCAGTTGCACATCGCGCAGGCGGGCGGGCTTGGGCTGGATGCGTGCCGTGGTGAACTGACTGAACTTGAGCTCTGCCACGGGATTGACCGGGATCAGGTCGAGCTTGCGCGCCTGGCGGAAGGCCATAGCCACCAGGCGGAACAGCTGCTGCACATACGACAACGACAGCTCCTGCTGGGCTGGCCACATCAGCCGGTTGTCTAAGGTCTGCGCGCTAACATTGCAGATCAGCAAGCCATCCAGACGCGGCTTGAGTTGGCAGCTGGTCGCGGACTTGATCGCCTTCCGGCGTTTGTCGGACAGCGCACGCGACTTGGCCATACGCTCAGCGAACCAGTCGAGCAGTTCACCTACGGTCACCCAGCCAGACACGCTGGCCGCGCCGTCAGCAGCAACGCGCAGGCGTACCGCCGGCAAGGCTGCGATCACCTGCTTGGTGTTCAGGTCAGGAAAGGCGCCGATCCGGTGCCATTGGCGCTTGTTGACCAGGTACCAGGAGCCGCGCGTGCGGTTCTTGGCGAAGCGGAAGTGCAGCGCCGGGTGACCGGCATCACGCAGGTCGCGCACATGCTCAAGCTTGGCATTGCGCCCAATCTCCGCGTCCGACAGCTTCACGGTCAGGGTTTTGATTTTGGTGTTCAATGCCCGTTTTTCGGTGGCTGAGTGACTCATTCGATAACCACCTTGCGCTCAAGCTCAATCAGGATTTCCAGAAAGTGCTTGGCCTTCTCCAGATCAGCCAGCCCGCCCTTGTCACGCCACCGCGTCACGTACTTGATGACACTGCCCTCAGCGAATGGAATGCCATTGGCGTGAATGAATTCGATGGGTTGAATTTTCAGCGACTTGTAGTGCTCGCCAGACACCTGCCTCTCGAGTGCGCTCATCAGAATTTTTCCTTTTGTCGATAGTGGCTGGCCAAGCTGGTGACCTTCTCGGCTTTCGGCGGCGCAACCCAGCCCGCCGCCAGTTGTTCGAATCGGCTGTACTGGCCCAAAAAGGCCGTACGCACGGTGCCGGTCTCAATGTCCCGACCCTTGCCGATGATGATTTCTGCAATGCCTTTGGCGTCGCTGTGTTCGTGGTAAACCTCGTCGCGGTACACGAACAGGATGATGTCCGCGTCTTGCTCGATCGCGCCGGATTCACGTAGATCGGAGCACAATGGGCGCTTGTTCGGGCGCTCTTCGCATTTGCGCGAAAGCTGACTGAGCAGAATAACCGGGACACCCAGCTCGCGAGCCATCAGCTTGGCGCTGCGGGTCATGTGACTGACTTCTTGCTCCCGGCTGAAGGTGCGCGAATCAGAGTCCATCAGCTGCAGGTAATCGATCACGATCAAATCCAGACCGTGGCGGCGCTTATGGCGACGGGCAGCCGAACGAATCCGATTGATCGTCATCGAGGCCCGATCAGAAATGGATAATTTGGAGTGCTTGAGCTTTCCGGCGGCGCTCATCAGCTCGGCGCCGTGGCGCTGCGGTGCTGTACCGTTTTTAATCAGTTGCAGGGGGATACGGCCTTCGGACGCCATAAAGCGATCCATCAGGCCGGTTTTGTTCATTTCCAGACTGAACACCATCACGCTCTTGCTCTCGCGGATGGCGACATGGGAGGAGATGTTCATTGCCAGGGTGGTTTTACCCATCGCCGGGCGCCCGGCGATAATTATCAACTGCTCAGGCTTGAGCCCTTGAAGCTTGGCGTCCAGATCAGGAATGCCGGTAGATAGGCCGTCGATGCCCTCCCCGCGATCTGCCCGGGCCTGCAAGACCTCGATGTAGTCATCCAGAATGTCTTCGGCCATCACCACTTCGGATGTGGCGGACTGGCTGTCGATGGTCTGGGCCTCAGCCTGCACCGCCGCGACCTTGTCCACGGTTGGCTGGTCGCTGTGGGCAATCTCGTTGATGCGATCGCTAAGCGCGATCATGGCCCGGTCTAGGCTGCGCTCACGCACGGTGATGGCGTATGACGCAGCATTGGCGGCACTGGGCGTGTTTCGGGTGATTTCAGCCGCATACCAGGTGGCGTTCTTGGTGCTGGGAAGCTCACCGAGGTAAACGCCCACCGTTACAGCATCGGCCGGCTTGCCTTCGGCGTGCAAGGCCAGAATGCCGCGATACAGGGCTGCGTTGTCTTGGTAGTAAAAATCATCGATAGCCAAGTCTGC